GGTTTCGTTCTTCTGGTGACAGTTCATGGCGGATACGTTCCTCGCCCCTGTCAGCCTTATCCGCTTGTTGCGTTGCTTGTTTCAGCTTGTTAAACTCTGTGTCAAGCTTGTTAGTCTGCTGTGTCAGAGTGTCAATATGCCCCTGTAAAGCCACAGAATCGATTCTGACGGATTGTAATATACTTTCACATTTGCGGTAGTTTTGAGCGGAGGACAGGCTAAGCACAAACGCACACGTGCATAATATTAAGATTATAAAGTCGCGCCGTTTCATAGCGTCACCTTCTCAAAATGTACTGAGTTAAAAACTTTGCCCGGGAATTCTTCAAGATGTACTTTTGTGTGCCACGAATGAACTTCCCACAGTTTGACCGTGTATGTCTCTCCCACTATCAGACATTCTTTTATTGGCGCACAATTTCCCCAGTTGTTTTCAAAATCACTGATGCATTTTACTTTGTCGCCGGGCACAACATCGATTCCAGTGTTGCCTAATTCACAAACAATCTCTAAATTATCCAAATTCATCTTTCCCTCACTTTCTGCGGATGCCCGCTATGTCTGTCGCTATCGCCCTGGCCTCGTCGGGTGGGCGGGTTCAGAACATACTTACTTGTGCCTTAACTGCATCAAGTCTCGCTTGTGCCGCCTCAAAGTAGTCTTGGTCAATCTCGAAACCTATGTAATCAAAACCGTAATTGTGACATGCTATCAGGCTTGAAGCTGAGCCTACATGGGTATCTAGGATTTTGTCGCCCTGTTTTGCATAGTTTTTTAGTAACCAACCGTATAATTTGACAGGCTTTTGTGTGGGATGAATTTTATCAGTAGTGCGGTTATCAAATCTGAAAAGCGCTGCCGGTTTACTGAAAGAAGTCCATGCCATTTCCCATTGTGAAAAATTCTTCCATGGTTGACATTTATCCCAGCAAATAACGCCCCTTGTTGGAGGAAGGTCGAAGTAATTACCGCCCCATATAATTTGATTAACTGATACTCTGCGTAATTCCTCAAAGTATTCAGGCGAAGGTTGCTTGTCCCATTGCTCCAATTCGCCACAATTAAGAATCCTATTTTTGAGTTTGCCTCTGCCGTGAGTTGAATCTTTCGGCAAACCATAAGGCGGGTCACAAATGGCTAAATTCACGTATTTATCAGGCATAGTTTTCATATACTCCATACAATTACCGTTAATGAATAGTTGTGGGTGTTCCAATCTCTCCCAGTCTATCTGTTCCATCTTCCCCTCACGCCTCTTTCCTCAAATACACTTCTGCCACGCTCATTATCTCGTCCGCCAGTTTATGCGCATTCTCCGCCGCTATCTCCATCTGTGCGCCTGTCTGCCGGTTAATTATCCACATTTCGCCGTTCATGCGGTCTATGCCATAGATGATTTCGGGGAAGTCGCTCTGGACGGTGATAACGTTGTGTTTCTGCTCTATGGCTAATAATTGCTCTTGTGGTATGTACATTAGTTCACCCCGTTTTCTATATCTGCTATCGCCTGGAATATTGGATAGGCTTGTTGTGGTACTACTGCATTACCTAAACATTTAAGTCTGTCCACCCAATTGGGAACCCCATTAACCACTCGTCGAAATTCGGATTCACACGGCCATACTCTGTTGTCTGACTGTAATACTCCCTTAAAACAAGCATATTCCAATGGAGTTGATGCCTGGAATCTATTGTTTGAAGACTCTTTGCTGATGATTTGTAATCTACCGCATTCGGAGTTGGCCACAATGAATACTCTGTCACGTTTATGAAACGCTCCAACCTTTTCGGCTCCATATACTGACCATCCGACATGATACCCCAATCCGGCCAAGTCTCGCAAAACTCTTCCGAAAAACCATCCATCCTCACTTGTGAGCAACCCTGATACGTTTTCTCCCAATATCCATTTGGGCTTAGTTTCGCAAATGACCCTAACAAATTCACCCCATAAATCACGCTCATCAGCAGACGCTTTACGTTCTCCTGCAACACTGTGCGGTTGGCATGGAAACCCACCTGATAATATCGTAATGTCTTTGATTCCTTTTTCTCTAATAGACTCATTTGTGACACTTCGTATATCCCTCCATCTCGGCACATCCGGCCAATGTTTTTCTAATACCTTTGTTGGATAATCAGCCCACTCGCATTGTCCAACTGTTGTAAAACCCGCCCATTCAGCCGCTAGGTCTAATCCCCCGGTCAAATGCCAGAGAAAAGACTAAAGTGTGTCAGTTCTCTATTTGGCATATTGCATCACCTTCTTCCTCTGCCGAAAAAGTTGTACATGCAATGCGGGCAGGGTTCGCGCTCTTCCTCCGGCTCAGGCTCCGGCTTGTTCAGCTCAATGGTGCGAAAGCAGATGTAGGCAGATAAGGCGAATGTGGCGATAAGCAGAATTGTTAGTATGGCTGTTTTCATGGTGTCACCTCACAAATTTCAAATTCCCTTTAATAATCTCTTTCATCATTCTGCATTTCCATCTGTTACTTAGCTTTTTAAGCTGTTTTGCTGTTATTGTTCGCATAACTTACCCCCTCGCAATGTTCTCAAGTTTAAAAGTTCTTCTGCGGTATCTCAGATAAATATATCCCGTAGGACCGTTCCTCTGCTTCCCCACAATCACCTTAATATCAAAGCTGTCTGCCGCCTCGTCCGTGTCTTTCGGCACGTGAAGAAAGATAACATTGTCTGCGTCCTGCTCTAAACTGCCCGATTCTCTCAGGTGGTTCAGTTCTGGTTCTGTACTCTTAACACTTTCTCTGGAAAGCTGGCTCAGTGCTATAACCGGTATCTTAAATTCAAGTGATATTTCTTTGAGCTGTCTTGATATGTCCTCAATCTCCTGCCTGCGGCTCTCGGTCTTTTTCAGGCTCCGGCATAGCTGGAGATAGTCAACTATCAGCAAATCAATGCTGTCCTTGTTTTTAAGCTCTCTGCAATATGCCCTGATTTCCTGTATTGTCGCTAATTTATCATTAAGCTCTATTGGCAGTTCGTTAATCTCTCTGAGTGAATAGCCTATCTTCTCCCAGTCAGCATCAGTCAGGCTTTTGCAGAATCGGAGCTTTTGCCCGTCAACCACCGCAATGTTGGAAAGGATTCTTTTGGCAATCTGAATTTGTGACATTTCGCGGGATACGAATAGGCATTTGCATTCTTTCTTTGCTATGTTCAGCATGAGTTGTATGGAATATGCCGTCTTGCCAATACCCGGCCTTGCCGCAATGATCGTTAATTCCTCCTGGTGAAGTCCGGCAGTTAACTTGTCGAGGTCATAAAATCCAGTGAATAACTTATCCTCTTTTTTCTCGTTGTATTTTTTCTCAATGTCGTCCAGCGCTGTGATCATTATGCTTTTCAGGCTGTTGTCCGTTTTTTTATTGTCATAAACCGGAATGTCAATCAGCTGCATAATGTCTGATTTCAACTCTATTGCCGATTCGTACCGTTCACTTTCGGCAAGCTCTCTGATTTTCGCCGAAGCTTTTATTGCTTCTCTGCGCATGGTATAGGTTTTGAGGATGCCTATATAGTGTTCCATGTTCTCGGGAGTGGCGACATAACTTTCCAGTCCGACAATTATTTTAAGCGCATTGTCAATCTTGAGAGCATCGGAAACAGTGAATTGGTCAACAATGGCTTTAAGGTCAAAGCGTTCACGGATGGTTTTGTATATCAGCCGGTTAAGTTCGCTCATAAAATCCAGTTCGGACAGTCTTATAACATAGTCAAGCTTTCCCATCAGCAGACATCCCAGTACGCTTTTTTCAATATCTTGATTGTTTGGTAACATATTCTCACTCTCCTGGTTTATAGTTGGTTCTGTCAACGTATTTGCTTTGCGGTTCAGGTTGCACTTGCAGATAATCTTCAAACGGTCTTTCTTTGCCTAAAAAATTTGCGGATGATTTCAGGTATTGTTTTTCGGTTCCGGCTTTTGCTTTTTTATAATTATTACAAGCTGTCATTAACTGCTCGACCGTATAGGTTTTTAATTGCGTTTTCCAATTCGTGAAGGATCTGTTTTTGTCCTCAGGTCTTGGGTATTTAAAATAGAATTTTTCAAAGGCTGTAGTATATATAGTTTTAATATTAGTTTTATATATATAGTTTTCTTGGTTGTCTATTTCACCAACAGGGGGGTTGTCTATTTCACCAACAGGAGCGGCGACACTTTCACCAACGGCAGTTTCACCATTGACAGTTTCGCCGTTGTCTATTTCACCAACAGGCAAACCCTTAAACCATTGTGAATAGTGCTTGTTAAACCTTATAACCCTAACACCCTTAACAGATTTTTGTATTAAAAATCTATCCTTTATTAACTTGCTTATTTCCCGCTGAACCTGCCTTTTATCGCACCCTGTAGCCTTTGCAATGAACGATAATGAAAGACTGTGTTCTTTGCGCCTGAATCCATATGTGAATCTCCATACGACAAATATAATCCTGTATTGAGTGGGACTTAATTTTACCTGCGCCATTTTTTCAAGTATCTCATGCGCTATTGCTGTGTAGCCGTTTTCAAGTTGAACATTATCCATTTGACCACCCTTATTGCAGAGAGCGAAGGCTCCCTGCTGTTGCGAACTAAATCAACTCTTTATCACTTCTGCAAGTGTCATATTCAGTGAAAGCTTCAATCTCTGTTACAAGTTCTTTTTCAAAATACACTCTTTCAATAAAATTAAATTTGCCGTTACCGTTGCTTCTTTCGGAAGTTAAAACTACACACAGCATCCCGCCTACGAAGTGGCAAAGTTCTATCTTATCGGCTACCTTGCTCGGGTTAAGTAGTGTTGGCAGCACATTACCGCAATTATAGTTTGGGGTCATAAAGTGAAAGCATTCTACCGTGTTCCCTTTTCTTATTCTTACGATTACGGATTTATGTTCCATAAAATCAGTCCTTTCTTTATTCGCATTCTTTTATTACATAAATTAATCCCAATCATTTACGCAGGGAGTGAAGGCTCCCTGTTCGGAATCTATCCCTGTCTGTCCTGTTCTATTTCCTTGTCAAGAATCCGCATTTCCATTTTTATCTGATTAATTTTCTCAATACACACGTCATAATCAGACTGTCGGATATCCCGGATAAAGCGTAATTCAGCAACCTTATCCTCGCCCAAGGCCAGTTCACAACATGCTGTCCAGGCGACGCCGTCAGATACGTGCAATCTTAAAATCTCTTTGCGCAAGGCAATTTTATAATTCCTTGTTGCCTCAGCAAGCTTTCTGCCGGTTGCTTTCATGGCGGATACTGTGTCGATAAGTAATCTTCGTTGCTCCTGTAGCGCTAAAACCAAATCCTGACCGCTATTCATAAATAATTCCTCTCAAATACCAACATAAATTTATTTCTGCCGTAAAGCTTTTCAAACCACTGCTGCCCTTGCTGTTTCAACTCCAAATCGCGCGTTCTGTTATTATGAGGCCCATACTTGCCCCTATGGTGTTCAGGGCATAAAAGGGCTTGCAGACCATACTTGATTGATAATTGCCTGTACTGCCCGAAAAATATTTCGTATGTTTCGGCGTATGGCCTGCCACAAACCTCGCATTTACTCTCAAATGTCGGGATGGGATTATTTGGGGGATGATGTTTTCTTGTTTTAGGCTTGCTGAATGTTTTCATAGTACCTCCTAAAATGGTAATTCTTCGTCTACTAAATATTCTGGATTGTCTATTGACTGGCTTTCTGGTTTTCTGCTTTCAGCAAAGTAAAATTCATCAGCAACAACCTCTGTAACCGTATGTTTTTTGCCTTCCTTGTCATCCCACGACCTATTTTGTAGACTGCCAATCACTACAATTTTTGAGCCTTTTGTAAAATATTTGCCGCAAAACTCAGCGCTATTTTTCCACGCCGTAATGTTGAAAAAATCAGCCTGTTTATCCTTGGAGAATCTGCGGTCAACCGCAAGGGTAAAATTGCATAGCGCCATGTTGTTGGTGGATGTATAGCGCATTTCGGGGTCTTTGGTAAGCCGTCCCATCAATATAACCTTGTTCATTTTCTCAATTCCTCCATAACCTTTTTAAAATCCGCTTCTGTCCAGAAAGCGCTTGATTCCTTGCCCGTCCATTCCTTGCCCTTTGCTTTCATATCAATGTTTTTTTCTTTAGCGAGTTTTAACATTTCAGCCTTTTCAAGTGCTGGGATAGTGTACTGGTCTGACTTGTACTCTTTGGGTTCCTGCCTGCCCTGCGATTTTTTACCGGTTGTGTCTCTCTGATCGGGATCATCTTCGTCTGTGGCGATCTGGAAAGACATTTTTAGAAAATACCTCTGCGAATACGTCAAACCACTTCCCAGCGACTTTGACGCCTCGTCCTGCTGTCCGAAAAAGTACCAGGGTGTGTACTCACGGTCTGCCGGGTCCTCTGCGTTTACCCATGTAAACCCCATCATGCCCTGGGTGATAAAGTCTGTCTTATCCTTGCCTGACGAATTGGTATAGTTAAATTCTCTTATAGAGCAATCTGACAATGTAGGAATGAGTATGATTTTAAGCTCGTTCATTTTGTCCATGATTGCAGACAATATGTTGTCTGTTGATATGTACGGGTAATCCTTAAAGCCCGTTTTGCCTACTGCGTCCTTTTTGAGCGTCTTGACAAATTTGCGGATTTCAACTAATTTTTCATGTAAATTCATATCTCTACCTCAAACGTGTCCGGCCTTTTAACTACACTCACACCATCTATAACCTCGCCGGTTTCGGCATCTCTCACCTTGCCGCTTTTGTCGATTGCCTTTATTTTTAATGCTCCGTCTGTTACATGTGTAATAATGTACTGGAAGCCGTCACCTGTGCATTCTTTAATAAATTCAGCCTGACCTTTGGGTGATAATGCTTCAAACCCATTAATGAGTATAATTTTAAGTTCTCCGGCAGTAGCCCTGACAATGTTCATAACAAACTTGATTCTTTCGCCACCAGACAGGTTTATAATAGGCCTGCTATTGACAAGTACATTACCCTGCCCATCCACTGTTATTCCATCCACAGGCATTGTAGCCCCTGCAAGAAGCATCTGCGGCTTAGTCCTCATGTACTCGATTTTTTCAGTGAGTTTGGATGATTCAAGTTTTTTTGCTTCAAGTTCTTTTTGCTTTTCTTTCAGATCGTCTGCTGTGCGAACATACGATTTCATTTCATCAGCTTCTTTGTGTGCTTTTTCAAGAGGCTCAATATTAATAACTGGATTGTCGCTTACATACTTCTTTGATTGTTCTGCGCTTCTTTCTGCAACATCAGCAAGCCCTTTATAATGTTCTGTGGTAAATTTCACTTTTTCAGCGTATACTGCATCAGCCTGCGCCAATTCGCTTTCCAGATTAGTAATTTGCCGCTTTAACTCAGTGATTTTATCTTCCGTAGCCTTTTTACCGTCAACTGATTTTTGCTTAATATCGGATATGTCACTCTTGCATTGGTTCCTTAAACTCTCAAGGCTTGTTGCCAGACCATCAACAACCGCTTGGTGTGCTTTGATTTTGTCGTTTGTTGTAATAGCTTCTTTAATGGCCTCATACTTCTCAGTGATTGACACATTGCGCCATACTTCTGGGTCGTAATCCTTTGGCAGTTTGGCAACCTCGCCCTTTACTTCACCTTCCAGATCTTTCACCCTTTGATTAACCTTTGTACGCATATCGTAGTAAGCTTTTTCAATGTCCTTGCATACTTGTAAACCGTGTTTGCTGTAGTCAATAAAAGGCGGCACTTCAAGCAGCCATTCCTTTGCATCTGCCCCTGTTACCTTGATAGGCATCAGCGAAAGCACAAGGTCAGCCAGTTCCTTTTCGCCCATATAAATAAGCGATATAGGATTCAATTGTTTTTCATTGACAAGAGATTTTAAAAATGTCTCAGGACTTCTAGGTGACATGCCATCCTTCTCAATGCTGGTTGTAGTAACCTTATTCTCAGAGTTGACATATTTTTTCATAGTAGTACCATCGTCAAGGTCTATGTATGTCTCTGCCTTCTCCGCCGTACCTTCGTCGTCCTTGTAGACAAACGATGCTCTTTCGGATTTATTCCAAAAAAACCGCTGTATGCTTTCCAGTATACTTGTTTTTCCCTGCTTCTCTTCCCCCTCAATAAGAGTGATCTGTCCAGGCTTAAATTCCAGTTCCCTTACTCCTAGGCAATTTTTCAGTTTTAATATTGATATTCTCATTACTTCTTCCCCTCCCATTCCTTTATCAGCGGTTTGCAATACCGCCAGCTTTCCTGTCTTGCTTTTTTACTATCCTGCTCAACAGGACACATAATGTACCTGTATGCCGCATATGCGGCTTCGTTTTTGTCCAGCACCTTTGCGGCCTCATATACCTCCTTGATGCGCTTTTTAAGCGGGACTATAACATTACCAAATATCATTATCATTGTTCGACCTCCATCAATTTTTCTTTCAAAACTTTCCTACAAGACTTGCACAAGCGGACTGATTGCACATGTGAATTTCTGTATACGCCATACCCTATTGATATTTCTTTTATGTCGTCTTTGCCTGTACATGCGCTACAAGTCCAATAATCCCCCTTCATATCGTTTATCTTGATTATGGGTTTAACGTCCATTTCAACCCTCCCCTCATAAATTTACTCTGCTCCTGCGGTCTAAAACCGCCTTAGGTTCTGTGACCGGCTGCTGTTAAAGGAAAGCAGGAGCAGAAAGGTTAACTATTCCTCAATCCCTTTCAGCAATTCAATCCCCTTGCAGTAGCGCCCATAGTTTTCATAAAGATATTCTTCCAGCGCCTTTTTAATTGCCCTATGAGCTATCGCCCTGCTTTTATTGTCAGTGTAAATATATCCCCTAAGTTCATCCCAATACGGCTTAGTGTTCCATCTGGACACCTTTGCAACTTTGAATGGTGTGTCAATGAAAAACTTCTCGTCTTTGTGCTGAACTCTCGTAAATGAATTATCGTTTATGACAAACTTTTGCTCATTTACTCCGATTGCTGTAAATTTAGCCTCTTCGGTAAATACCGTGTCTTTCAAAAAGTCTAGTTTGATTTGAAAATAGTAGACTGCATCCCCTACGTTCATTGCTTTATCTCACCCCCCCTGTATAAATATTCACTCCTGCGCATAAGCCTTCCTATGGACTTCGTACCCACCTTATTTTGTCGCTCAAATCCCTGTCTGTTCTGCCCTCTCTTGTTTCCCACGATGCCGATTTCACAACTGATGTGCCTAATTGAAACCATCCGTCAGCTTCGTATATCGTGCCTTCGTGATGCTGACCTGTGCTGCTATATGCTATCAACCCTTTTATCTCTGGTAAGCGTTTCCGTATACACTTTCTTGCAAGTGACAAACAGTGGCTTTCAATAAAGCACGGAGTATCGTCAACGAAATACATCCTTGCAAGTTCGACAATCTTCCACTGATCTATTTTCCTCGCTACAGGACGGCACCACATCATGGCTCCAATAATTCTCTGTTCTCGATTCTTAAAAATCATTCTCACACGCGCCCCACATGGTACAGACCTGAGGTAATGCCTTTCCTTAATCCACACATCTATTTCTGTTGTATGAGATATTTCAAGCCTTACGCTCATTTTGGAATATTCAGTTTCGTCAACTATACCCACTTGATTAATTGCAGTCACCCCCTCCAACATTCCTGCGCATAAGCCTTGTGCGGCCTATCCATCCATCGTCCACATGCCGTCAAACATACCGGTGCAAAATACATTCTTTGTACCAGTATCAGAGTCAACCTTCAAGAAATAGCCTATGGTGTCATACATGCTTTTGTCGGCGGTTAAAGTATACTTCCACCCGTTCAGCTCAATAACCGGCTTCTTCCCCGCTATAGCCGCCTTGACGGCTTCGGAGAAGGGTATAGGCTGCGGGATAAGTCTGCAATTGTCGGAGCGAATAAATATTATTTCGCCATCCTCAACGCATTTTAAAACCAAATCGTTTCTGACATATTCCCCTTGCCAATCTATGTCCGTTTCGAATTTGCAGGCGTAATCAATCGGCGGAATAGAAACGTCTGTCGCCATGACTTCCCATTTCCTTTTGTTTATGGCTACCCCGCAAGTTGGTTTTAAGTCGCCATCTTTTGTTGTTATGGACCAACTCCCATCAACTGGAATTACTTTGTCCCCTACTTTAAACATGTTCGCCTTTCTCCCTTCCTCAATAAGCGTTAAATAACCATATCGATTGCCGGATATGTATATTTTTCTGTCATCGCCACGCAGTAAATATAGCGTATCCTCCCGGATGTCAAGATGCTTTCCTGTAGCAGCAATGGTATAGTCGCCTTCAGGAGTGGTTACGCCTCTTGCCCAATCACCTTTGAAGTATTCTAGCCCATTTTCTTTGAAAAAATCTTTATAAATGGAATACGTGTTGTCACCATCTGAAACGTGAACCCTGTCGCCTACTTTAAATTCGCTCATACCCTATCCCCTCCAATCAATATGATTTATTGTTTTCTGCCCCTTCTTCTGCCGCATTGCCCTTTTCTTCGCCTGGTTGTTATCCCACGCCTTACATGCCTTCACCATAAGCTTCACCAACACGTACCATATTGCAATGTAGCCGATAAGGAATATAAGGCGCTCAAATGTGTTGTAAATATCCCAGTGTGTCATGATCTGACCTCACTTTCCGCAACATTTCTTATACTTCAATCCACTCCCGCAGTTGCACTTTTCATTCCTGCCCTGCTCCTTTGACCTCATTAAGTCCGGTCTGTCACGTTGAGGCTTCGGGGAAAATCCGCACATTCTCATGTCTTGTAGGGTGTAGTCATGATAATTTAGCCACATGCCCTCAAACTCCTTCGTTTAGTTTCGGAGAGGACAGCTGCAGCCTATCCCCTCCCTTTCAGTTTTCGCTTGCCCGGGACTTGAATACCACTTAGCTTTCTCGCTTTGGGTTTTGGTGGCGGACTACGCTCCGCCGGGCGGATTAGAATATCATCCAATCTTCTGCCAGTACATCATTGATACTTGGAACCCACATAGCGTGAGAGCCATTAACCATTTTTATTTGCAGATACGGTTCACATCGGAACAAATCACCCTCATTGATGCCCCACGCCATAGCTGTCTGTTTGTTACTTGGTATGCCTTGCGGGTAGCCCTTCTGATAAACAACAAACATGCCCTTGCCGTTCCATCCTGTTCTTGCAATCTTAAGTCCCTTCTTTGCGGCCTCAACTGCAAGGCCGAATGTCATTCCATCTGCCTTGCGATACGCTTCTTCAAATGCCACCTTTGGTGACCACGATACATACCCATCGGAATAAGCCACCTTGTATCCCGGCCTTGTCTCTCTGTTTGACGTATCCTGGCCTTTTACCGTCCTGAGAAACGCGCATTCGTCCATCGGTTCTGCAAAAATAATTTTGGTTCCGACATACCTCTGCATTTGAGTTGAATTGCATCCATTTGTACAATTGTCCATAACTGACCTCCCTAAATTTATTGCCTTTCGGCTGGTGGAGAGGGTGAGTCCCGCCCTCACTGGTGCGTTTCCGGTATAGAGGTTTCGCCCTAACTGCTGATACCGTTAAATCGCGCGTCATCTCGCCGCGCTGCCTCCCCATATTAGCAAGCACATCCGCCCGCATTTGTCTTTTGTGTGCTTGGGAACCCTTGTAATACGTTTCAGCCGCTATTACTTGATGCGGCGCATAGGGCATGCCTCCTTTCACCCCTCCTGCTCTTCCTGCCATTCCGCGTTCCAACATTTGCGGCAATCTCCAATCTGTCCGCAACCAACCATTTCCATATCAAGAATATCTTCCGGGCAGTGGCCTCGTATGATTTGATGCTCTGTTAATTCCGGCCTCAGTTCACGTGCCTTCTCAAGTCGTGTCATGGTGTATCCTCCTGTTCCTTCGTTGCCTGTTGTGCGGGTTTGCTTTGGTTATGCGGTGCCGCCTCAAGCCTTTTGCCATATTTCATAAGCGTTAAAAGATTTGCACTCTCCTGCGATTTTTGAATCGTTGCGTTAAGTTTGTCTTTGTCGGTGATTTTGTCGATCCTGATTTTCTGCATATCTTTTACTGAACTAAAAATTATCCCCTTGCCTTTGTTGACTCTGCCCTCGCAGACATTGATTTCGTCGCCAGGTAAAGCCAACCTGTACCCTACATTGTGTTCATTGTAGATAAATAGTCCATATTCGCTTTTGAGTATCTTTTTCAGGCTTTCTACCCTTGAGGCGTACTGCCTTTTGTTTGCCTCCAGCATATCCATTAACGCTATATGTGTAAGCAATGTGCCCTGCGTAATCTGACTTATCTTTTCAGCCGCCTCTTTTACTGTTACCGATACAACTCCCATATCGACCCTCCTAAAGTTATTGTGTGTCCCATGAGCCAAGCCTTACCTTGCCTAGCCTCACCGTACCTTGCCAAGGCAGGAACCCTGCCAAGCCTTGCCTAGCCGCATCTTATCAAGCCTCGCCAATCCGGGAACCGAGCCTTGCCGCACCCAGCCGAGCCCTTCCGGAGCCAGCCATTAAATGCCATGAACCTTGCCATGCCGCGCAACGCCTTGCCGTGCCGAGCCAAGCCTCGCCTCGCATTGCCGAGAACCCTGCCTTGCTACGCTATGCCCCGCCCCGCCCCGCCGTGTCAGGCCTTGCCAAGCCGGGAACCTCGTTAAATTTCTTTTATGTCAACCAATTCAAACCGTCCGTATGTTGGCCTCCAGTCTCCCAACCCGATAAATGTTCCAGCATAGGAAAGAACCGTCCTCAATATAGGCATAGACAACCTACCGTCAAACACATGGATAGTGAACGTGCCGCCCCACCCTGCCATAAGCGGTCTGATTTTATAGACCTTACAGCCGGACTTTTTGCCTTTGGATGGATTGCCATTAACATTTTTACCGAAAGGAACTATTGATTCACTGTCTTTATTGATACCGAGATTCAGGCTTTCAACCACTACAGACTTTTCAATAACGTCTGTAAACGTCTTATTGCCTTCGCCCGGTATTTTCTGCCCCCAATACTTTGAAGCATCTTTCATGCACTGGTGAATGTTTTCGCCGGGGATATAGACTATTTTGTCTGATTCAAAGTACATCTTTTCTCTCCAGTTTTTCCGCTCTGCTTCTGCCGGGTCTATTTTCTCCTGTGATTTCTTTTCTGCTTTTGTGACGCTTAAATCCGGCATTTTGTTGAACAACATGCCGCCTACGCCCTTAATTGTTACCTGATACCTTTTGGGACTTGTTATTGTAAGATTTACCCCTTCGATTTGCTTTGTTGCCATTTTAAAACCCTCCTAAAATTATTGTGTTACCCGTGAACCATGCCTCGTCCTGCCACGCCTAGCCCCGCCTAGCCCTGCCAAGAGCCAAGCCAAGCCTCGCATTGCCTCGCCCTGCCGAGCCGTGCCCTGCCGAGCCGCGAACCTTGCTGTTACGCCAAATATTTAATCCTTAACTCCCTGATAATGCCTGTGTAAATCTCCTTGAGCCGCTTTTCTTCATCAATACAATCCAGCTTGCAGTATTCCCTTTGTGCTGTCTTAGTTGCTCCTGCGTCCTCTAAACGCCTCTTATCATTCCTCAATCTAGTTGACAAGTCTGCTCCTGCCTTTTGCTCAAGCATCTTGTAGCTGTCTGAGCGCAAATCTTCATGGTTCTGCCCTTTATTGCCCAACTTGATACCGATTTCGCCCAGGCTGGCATTAACCCACTTGCGCCATTGGTCTTTTGGTAGTTCAGCCATGGTGTCTTTGATATTCTGCGTGGTAGTTTCAAGCCGTTCAACCTTTGCTTCAAGCTTTGATGCCGCTGCAAGAAGATGTGTTACCATTTGCAGTTCGGGAGATAGGCGGGATATGTCGATTTGCTGAGAGCGAAACTTATCCTCTACCTTAATAAAGTAGCGGCGGATTTCCTTTCCCTTCTCATTGTTTTCGACCATTGCAATTTCTTTGGCAGGTTCAAGCTTAAAGATGTAATCATGCTGAATAACATTTTGACGTTCCCCCGTTTTGGTGAGCGTTAAAATATAATCTTGGTTTTCCACAAATTCATACTTTTCGATTTTATCCTTTATCCATGTAGTAAAGTCCCTGCCAACATTAAGCCATGCGTGAAGCTCGCGCATGTTGACAAGCTTTGTGCCTTTGTCAGATTGATAGACCGGTATTAAACCGTTTTCGATGATAGACAGGTTGTTCATAGCGCCCTCCTATTTAGGAAAATAAAATTGAACGTTTTGTGTAAATTTCTGTTATACTTTGTTGTGTAAAGGGGCCTTTACAAAAGGAGCGTGTTGCCTATGAATACTACAAACATAAAAGAAATTATTGCTGCCGTAGTAAGTAACGTTAATTTCTTTAATATCGGAGCTTCGTCTGATGCAAAAATAAAGCAGGTTTGTGATTTAATCGAAAAAGTCAATGAAACAGTAATTAAACCGTAAAATAAAAGCCCCTTTACACTACATATTTTGTGCCACAACAACCAAATCACATATAGTTCTTGCTACACTGCATGATGCTTGTTCCTTGCCGTCAGGCTGTTCTACTATAGAGTCCTGTACCTTCTGCAAATCCCTGATCTGTTCTTCTATAACTGATTTGTAATCCATGGTTCATTCCTCCTTTCACTCTTATTAAACATAGCGATTCTGGAGCATGGGTTATACCGGCTTCGATATATCGTAAAGCTCTGCCGTCAGCTCCTTAATGTCGTTTTCGTAAAGTTTGCAAGCAATTTCGTACAACTCTGGTACCTTGTTCATGACCATATCCACATAGCCAAGGTAGCTTTTCATCTTTGGTTTGTGATCGCTGTTATAGGATTCCATGCGCTGTTTAATGTTGATATGGTACTTCATTTCAAATTGCCGGTAGAGTTCCTTCCAGCGTTCTTGAAAGTTAGCGCCGTTATGTCTGACAACGCGATTTAATGTCTGACGCTTCTCTGCGAGTTCAACGCTGTCAACCAGGCCAATAATAACATCCTCTTTGTGCTGAATTTCCTTCTGCTGCTTCTGGATAAGTTCATTTTGCTTGCGGACAGTTTGCAAGGTAGTTTTAAATAGTACCCTTGTGGTGTCATCTGCAAAGGGAAGATATGTATTGATAAACATTTCATCATTCCCGACATAGCCGCCTGTTTTGCGGATGGAAGGAAGAACCTCGTCAAATATCCAGCTTTCAAATTCATCCGCCCCAGGTAGTTCAGAGTTGGCGGCCAACCGGTAAATGTCCCCTTCGGGTATTACGTTCATTTCCTGTGTTCCGCCGTTTGTAAGGACTGCGTATTTCACGTACCCCTTGCAATGTCTTGTAACTGCATCGTTTGGGTTTTTATATCCAAGAGATTTTGTAACATCAATAGCCACAAAGTAAATCTTTCCATTGATTTCTACAGTGCGAACCTGACCAAATTTTGAGTTGTTGAAGATTTGTAATTCGTTCATAGCGTTTCCTCCCTAAAATAAGCTTACTTGTGCCTTAACTGCATCAAGTCTCGCTTGTGCCGCCGCATAGTAGTCCTTATCAACCTCGAAGCCTATGTAATCGAAGCCGTAATTGTGGCAAGCTATGAGGCTTGATGCTGAGCCTACATGGGTATCTAGGATTTTGTCGCCCTGTTTTGCATAGTTTTTTAGTAACCAACCGTATAATTTGACAGGCTTTTGTGTGGGATGTATTTTAAAATCTTTTGGGTTGTATAGTTTATATATCTTTGCAAGTTTATCGAATGAAGTCCACGCCAATTCGCACATTGCCAAACTAAAATCTTCCGAAATCATTTTATCCCATACTATGAAACACCTTGTAGGAGGAAGGTTAAAGTAATTCCCTCCCCATATGACCTGATTCTTTGATACTCTAAACAATTCTTTGAAGTAGTCTTGATTAGGAACATTATCCCATTCTTTATTGACTATTTCATTAAAGTTTATTTTCCCTGTTTTGCCGCCTTTAAATTTGTCACCTATCCCGTACGGCGGGTCAACTATAGACAATCCAAAATATTTATCAGGGAATTGCTTCATCCCTTCCATGCAGTCCATGTTGTAAAGCTTGTTTAGTTCTAACATAGCGCCCTCCTATTTAGGAAAATAAAATAAATGAACATAGCGATTCTGGAGCATGGGTTATGCTGATAAAGCTTTTTGCCTTAACCTGCAAAATTGTAATTCCAGAAATTTCTTGCGTTCGTAATAATCCGGCATAGAGTATATAAGCCCTATGTCAATTCGCTGCAAAGACTTAACCGCTTCTAATTCTGCATGAGACAAATAAGGCCGAATACTGCTGATTGACTTATCAATGCCGTGAGTCTCTTTGTACTGTCTCGCCTCCATGCCGGTTACTATTTTGTTGATCATGTTAAGTTCATTTGAAAAATGATAATGTTTCGGTTCTTCATGAGCGGACATAATCGCATCGGTGAATTCCGGAAAGTCTGCTTTAGCTTCAAATAAATTGCGGATGAATGATTCCATTTGGTTAAAAGCATTTATGTAGGATTCTTTGAATTTCATAGCTTTTTTCCCGGTGAATCCCATAACCAATATTGAAAATCCGTCCTTATCCATTAAAATTTCCGGATATTTTTTACCTCTTGTTCCGTAATCTGACTCCACGAAATGGTGGAGCGAAAACTCTTTGCTGCATTCCATTTCTCTTATAGTTTGCAATAGCCTGTCATGTCTTTTATTGAAATTCTCAGCAACATAACGGCTGCTTACTACCGGAACACCTTTTCTTTCTGTTACGCCGAATTGGTTGTTGATGATTAATTCGTTCATAGCGTTTCCTCCTATTTAGTAGATAAAATAAGCCATGATTCATAAATGAATCATTAGAGTAAAAAAACATCGTTTGTGAAAATTTGGTCCATAGTAATAGTGGGATAATATTCCTTAAAATAATCCCTGATTTTTATCATTTCTGAACGTCTAAATTCTGTTTCGCCTCTGATTTTTTTTGATGTGGCTTGCTGAGATACTCCGATAATTTTTGCCAATTCCTTATGTTTCATTCTCTTACATCCCATTAGCTTTAATAATTCAGGATACATTTTATACCCCCTGTTCTCTGTTTTTCTCTCGTGATTCATATGTGAATCAGTTCTAAATATAGGATACCTTAATTGCTATGATTTGTCAACAACAATTTATTGCAATTTTTAAAAATATATATTATACTTGATTACTAAAGAAATCAAATATAGGAGGTTTTTAAATTGAGCACGTTCGGTGAAAAAATTAGAAAGTTACGGGAATCAAAAAATCTTACTACGCGGATGCTTGGAGAAGAAATCGGCATATCATGCGGGCAAATCAGCAAATACGAAAACAACATCAGTGAACCGACGTTAACAGCTTTAAATAAATACAAAAAATATTTCGGGGTATCATTAGATCAATTATGTGACGATAGCAAGGAGTGATAATATGGCTAGACCCAAAAAAGAAAAAGATAAATCTTTAACTAGGAACCCTAATGGCATGGGGAATATTTATAAACGTCCTAATGGGAGGTATGAATGGAAACAAATGATTGACGGCACTCTACGACGTGAATCTGATATGAACCTGTCAGACCTGCAACGAAAAATTAAAAAACTTACAAACATAAGTATTAGCAAGGATAAAACAAAATTGTTTGATTGGATTGATCACTGGCTTGAGTCGTATGTAAAACCGTATAAAAAGCCTTCTACATACAACAATTACAAATTCGCTTATGAAAAGTACATTAAAAAGTATCTAAAAAATGTTCAGCTAAGACATGTTGCTAAAGGTGATGTGCAAAAAATGATAACAGATTTGATAAACGGCGGATATTCGCCTTCATTAATAAAGAATGTCCGGAAAGCTTTAAGCGCATCTTTTATTTCTGCATGCGAAGATGAACATATCATTGACTTTAACCCCACTAGAGACACAAAATTGCCTAAAGGAAGAACACCTTCACGTAAAACTTTTAACCTTGATGAATTAGGTATAATAATAAAAAGATTTACCACTTCAAGATGGTTATACGCCATTTTGTTTATGCTTGCCACTGGTTTGCGAAGAGGCGAATTGTTAGCTCTGAAATGGTCAAATATTGACTTTAAAGAAAAGCGTATTACAGTGGAAGATAATCTTACTTTATACGGAAAAGATACGCCAAAAGACAATGACTATCATTGCGTGCCATTGACAGGCCATGCTAAAACTTACCTTGCAAGATGGAAACGGCAACTTGAACAGGAAAATAATCCTGCCGTATCAGAAAAAAGCGATATTATATTTGTGTCAATAAACGGAGATCCGTTACGTCCTTCCAGTTTTAACAATATGCTTGCAAAGCGCAACTTTGGTTTTAAGGTAACTCCGCACATGTTTCGGCATACCTTTGTATACCTCTCTAAAGGCAAAATAACGCTTTCGGAATTGCAGGAAGCATTAGGACACGATCAGTCAACAACAACGCTGGATATATACGGTTTAATGCTTTCTGATACGGTATCTGTAGCAGACAAGATCGATTTGGCATACAAAGAACTGGAAAATAGTTTATTGGAAATTGATAACAAAGAAAAGGTTGCTGATTTAGCATATAGAAAAGTGCTTGATTCATAATTATCGTAAAATTATCGTAATTTCATATTGATTTTATAAAAGATAAGACTTACAAACCGCATGTAGCAAGGATTCTATAAATAATGTAGTATTAACCCGCTGAGTTAATTCCCCTTGAATCCATCACTTTGTTACCAACAATATAACACAATCTATGGGCTGATTACAAGCTTTGATTCATAAGATTATCACCATATATTGGCAAAATTTCGTTCAAAAAATATCGTAAAATTATCGGTTTATCGTAATTTTATCGGTGGTTAAAAAGTATAAGCGGTTGATAAGCCGAAATGTTAAATTGTCAATTTCCAAATATTTTTTCATTAAATCAGGTGAAAGTAATGGGAAAAAATCTTTTTCGATGCTTAATATCTTTTTGTTAATAAACTGATATTCATCATCGTTTGCCGTTATCTCTTCGCACTTATTTTGTAGGAATTCCTGAAACGCCTGGCTCTTTAAAATGTCACTCATACCTTCGTTCTCCCTTACATTTTATTCCCGAACTCCTGTTCCATTATAACACAACTTGTACAAGCTTACAACATTAATAGTCTGACATTATCCGACATATTATTTGGCAATGTTGCATATAATTTACACAATAATTATACACCTATTGGACAAGTTGCACAAGAATTGTAACTGGATTGTAAGAAAATGAGCAGAACGGACTATAGGAGGCGGGACAAAAAAAGAAGCCCTGGGATCAGGGCGTTACTTCGCGTGGCTTAATCCATGCTATCCTGTTGATTGCTTCCTTGTCAGACTTATCATAACATTGTTCATGCATCCGTATGGGTTCGCGTGGTGTAAATTCACATGCGCCTCCATACTCTACGTATGCAATGTGTCCGTACCGAGGAAGATACCTTCCGCACATGTCACATCTGAATGGGTTCACTTTGCATCCTCCTTCTCCTTCTTCGCTTTGTTCCTCTTCGGGCACCATGCGGGGCTTGTTGCGCATATTTTATCAACGCATATTGATCTATTTTCAAACCCTTCATATTTGCAGTAATGAGTGATATAAACATATCCAAATTGTCCGCGCAAATCACATTCTTTACAGCGTGGAACTCTTTTCATTTTGCGGCCTCCTTCTCAAACAACTCTTCCTGCCATTTCAGCATAATTTCAAGCCTTTCCGAACTCAACGAGCCTATCAACTTGTCGGACTTAATCAAGCGCATCAAATCTCTGCGCTTGATAATCTCCAATATCTCAGGCGTTATCTGGCGCAAAGGATAACAATATGTTTCGCCAATCCGCCTGCCGTCAGGGTGATACTGTGACCCATCAGATAACTTTATCCTGCCGGTTGGTGTTATCTTTTCAACCTTGTGAATTAAATAGAGGCAGCGGTTCCACGTGCTACTACAGTCTACTGCTATTTCATCACCAACTTTGATGTTTTTGAGCCATTCCATATCCTGTCTCACTCCCCATCCCCTCCCTTCTCCAACTTCCTCAACCTCGCCTCATGGTCCTGCACCTGCGCGGCAAGGTCTGTGCCTGTGTATCTGGTGTGCTTCTCTATAATGGCATCTGAGACATATTCGCCCTTGCCCTTTTTAGGAAGATTATCGTATATCTCTTTTGCTTCATGCCGTAACTTTATGCTGATTTCATCTGCGCGCTTGGGTGACATTACTGAGCCTCCTTAATGTCAAAAACTATTCCTTTGCAATACTTGTCGCCATCTTCAAGAATCTCGAATGTTGCATGAGGTATGTCGGTCTTGTAAGTCCAAGAATACTCGCCATCGTCCCAAATTGCCTCAATCGTTTTGTAAAGTTCTTTAGCGGCCATAGAATATTTGCAATCAGAATCGCAATCTTCAAATAAACCATTCTGGCTAAAATAAATTATGCCGCCGTCATAACAGTCTGCTTCATCGTCAATTGCACCACTAAACTCTATTAAGTCATCCGATGCGCCAAACACAACTACAAACCCTAAATCCGCAGCCTGCATAGATTCAACCGTTGTTATCTCTCTCCTGTATTCCCTGCCATTTAACATGTTTGCAAATTCATGTATCGTCATGCAAATACCACCTCTCATATTTAATAGTTTAATTCTATCATACAATTCTTGAATAATCAAGTATATTCTTGTTGACACTTCCGTGAAATGTGATATAATGATATTGGATATATAGCTATATAGTGCTTGCATTTGTCTACGGTAGCCGATTGTTTGAGTCCAAAGAGCTGTGACACGGCCAGCTACAAACATTGGCGAGTGTGCAAGTTAGTTAAGTTCAAGGGTAGTAAAAGCTGATAGACACAGTGCCCTTGAACGGTTCCCAAAATAAGCTTATACTATTGGTATGGGGTAGTAGTTTAACGGCGTAATGTCGCGGAGGTATCCGAGAAAAACCTTGTCGGCGGACAATGTTGCAGGTTGCAAACCCTGTCTGCCCCATACCCCATAAAATAAACTCACATAGCCGAGGGTGCAGCTCTAAGGTCGTAATGATCGGCATAACTGCAAATGGATGCGGAGGCAGCTCAGTTTGAGTTGGTAGGCCAGTGAGTTTACCCCATAAAATAAAGCGGACTGGAAACGAAAGGGGTAATTTATGGATGTATGGAAAGTAGGCGACTTAGCAAAAACCACATTCAACAGCTTTACATACGTTGTCTGCCATACTGATAATTTCGGTAACGTGTGGTTTAGTGAGATTATGGGCAAGAAAAAACGAGGTAAAGCTATGAGATTTATTTTAGATAATATGATTAAGGTTAATTCGCAATAAAGGGAGGAATTGAATATTATCAAAAGTCCAACACCGGATGAAAAACGCAAACCACATAGACTTAGCTCAGTTTTAATTGTGGCTGGTTGGATTGAGTAGCGAGAATTTCCCAAATTACGTATAAGCAGGATGCCCCATAAAATAAAGCGGAATATAAAAAGAGATTAAATGAGAATTTATGAAATATAAAGTTGAACTTGGTTCATTTTGCACAAGGCTGGTTACAAGAAAAATTATTATACACGCAGAAAATGAAACTGAGGCTACTGAAAAGGCGATTGATAAATATATGAAAATGGAACAAAGTATACCTTCTTCGGTTGATTTTGGCGAACCACGAGTTGATTTTATCGACAAGGTTAATTCAGACTAGAAGGACATTATGCGCAAATAAAGCGAAGGAGGCGATAAAGGATGAAATGGCTCAAGATGTTATTGTGTATGCATTATTGGAGATGTGATATATATGCTGGTGCGGTAGATGACGGTAAGGAAACTTGGGTATGCTGTAAGTGCGGCAAAAGAATTACAACAAAATATCCACCGGTATCATTTATGTAATTCATATAAAACGAGAGGAGTGAGAAGGGATGATAGGAGATAAAAGGCTGGAAATGCCTAAAGATGTTGATGATGCCAGAGTAATTATCCACAATTTTTATATGGTATGGCCTGATAGCACAAAAGATTTGATGCACAATGCCAAAAGGCTGGTAGAACTTAACAATGAGGTTTACGACAAACTGCAAAGCGAAGCACAAAAAAATACATGATATTTGCTATTATAACCGGAATGAAGATGGTGCGTGGACACATAGCTGCCGCAAAGATAAATCGAATTGCCCTGTGACTTGCAAAAATAAAAGAATTTGAAGGAAGTGAGAAAGGATGGACTTAACAATAGAGCTCTCCGACGAAACATACGATGCTCTTATAAAATTTGCGGATGACAATGATATATTTTGCATAAGTGACGTGGTAACAGCGGCTATACAGGAGTATTTGGGATTGGTGGAAAGGAAGTGATTTTATGTGGTCACCGTGGTATGAATATATTACGCTTGATACCGTGATGGACGAAAGGAGTGAGAGGGGATGAAAGAAATTTTGGAATACATTATCAGCATATTATTGATTCTGATTATGCTCGTAATAATCGCTCTTGCCATGCCGGAACATTGGTTTACAAAAGAATGGTTCAGAGGAATCAAAGAAGTTTTCGGGCGAGAGGAAAGGAAGTGAGAGGGGATGGAAAAGTGTTGCAGGAATTGCTTCTACGTGATATTTTACGATTGGTTTATGTGCCGATTTGAGGAAGATTATATAGACGATCCGGATGAACATGTTTGCGATAAGTTTAAGCCAAATAAAAAGATTCCCCCTAGCCTAAACTAAGGGGATTTTCGCTATTCATAATTCTGCTTTCTTCGCGGCCTGTGTGCCAAAATAGAACGATATAATCACCGTGAAGATGGTTATAAACTGTTCAGCGGTAATCTTGCCCGTCACCGCTAAATAGGCGAACACTGCCGCCAAAACGAGCGTTACAATGGACTTCACATCAATTAACTTTTTCAACTTCTCAATCATGGTTATTCTCCTTTCTGCCAAGTTACACATATAGTTCCGTCATACCAAGGTAGTTGAGGCTGTATTGTCGGGTAAGATGGATAAACAGGATAAATTAAAGGATTAACTGTTACCTGTTCATCTTCCTCTGTAATGGTTTCTTTTATAAGTCTGCCTTCAATGTCATATTCTTTGACTGTAACCTTTTTCATGTACTTGCTCCTTTCACAGTTTATTCACATATCGTTTGTTTCCTGCCTTATCCGTGATCCAGTATATCTTCGTGCCAGACACCGATCCGCCTACATCAACATGGGTAAACGTGGGATATATTCCTATACCCAAGAAGCCAAGTTTATCCGCCGCCCTTGCAAGTTCGGCCGAACTCATGCGGGATACTTTTATATCAGCCGCTTTCCCGGTCAGGTGGTGGCTTGCCGGTATGCCGCCGCATTTTTTGTTGTAGGTGACGGTTCGGTATCCTGATGTAACTTTAACAGGCTTACCCAAGGTATCACGCAATTGCTGCAATTTGTCGATCAGATCATAGTCAACAGTGATTTCATTGCTGCCGTCAAAACAGGCGAATTCGTTTAGCGCGAAATTCTTTGACAGTTTTAAATTTTCCGGTACGCTATACATATTCTTCCTCCTTCTCCAAAAAACTTACCTTTTGTTCAACGACTACCATCCGTTCAACAAGTCCGTTATGCTTGTCAACCTTTTTTTCAAGCTGATCAATCCGGTAAATTGTCTTACCGCCTGTTATTACTCCTGTCAGCACGGCACTAAATACTGCCGCGCAAGCCGATACAATGGCAACTATTAAAGTATCGTTCATTTGACACCTCCCGTATTTTGTAGTAGAATTAAAAAACCTTCCATTGTCTGCCCGTATGGACATTTAGGAAGGCATATTAAAAGGGCGTTGGAGTTGTTCTCTCCGGCGCCCTCTTAGGTTCCCGTGTGATTATTTACTTTCTCAATTGCTTTAGCCTTTCATCCAGCCTGACACGCGCTAGTGCATAAATGGCTGTTTCAATGGATGTAATGTATCTACCCTCCTTTCCCATTAATTCTATATATTCTTCGTACAGTTTAATATCTTCCAGTGGCAGTTCAATTGTAAACTTTTTCATATTAGTTTACCTCCGCTAATTTATTTGATACTGTAAGTATATACTTATTTCGGTATAATGTCAATAGTTATTTTTAAGTATTTACATAAATAAGTATGAATGATATAATGACTGTGGAGGTGAGATTTATGCCACGATTGAAATATACAACCAGCCTCGAATCTGAACTGATAGATAAATTGAGGCTGCAATATGCAATAGAAAAAAGAGCTGCCAATGAAATAATTGAACAAGCCCTTAAAAATTATTTTGATAAGTACGCAAAGGAAAAGGACGCCAATTAGAGCGTCCTTACCATTTCTAATATCCATCCTATGTGCATACCTGCAATTATTACCTTTACCGCCACAACTCCCGTCAGTGCATATTTTAACCAGCGTATCTTTTTCCTCAATCGATATATCAGACACAATAAAGAAGTTACGCCAACTAGGACAAATACACCTGCTATAATAGGCGCCTTTTCAATAAAGTCTTGCATCAATGGATTGGCCTCTGTTATAAATCCAGTTTTTATGCCTGTAACAGTACATACCACATCAAGTATAGTTAAAATGTAAATGGCAATAAATAAACGTTTCATATTTTTACGCCCCTCTGTTAAAATTTGTCTCGATATTATCACAATTTGTAACATAAATCAATACCACTATCAGGCGTATAACGGTTGTCGTTTTGGCACAATATATATCATATGCATATAGTTACAGAGGTTGTAAAATGGTTAACATGGAAAAGTTTATTTTAGACAGCAACAAACCGTCTGTCACATTTACAATTCGAATAGAGCAGGAACTACAGGAACGGCTTGATGAACTGTCGAAAAAGACCAACAGAAGCCGCAACCAGATTATTTCAATGGCAATTAGGTATGCACTGGATAACGTTGCCTTTAAAGAATAATTTAAAATAAAGAGGCCTGAACGCCAATTCGAGCCCTCAAAACCCTTGCCCGGTTTTCAAGCGGATATACCGGCAAACGTCAGATATGCGCTTTTAAGTCCCATTTCCAAGACTGTGGTTTTAAATTATTCCTTAACGGTTATGCGGTTGTTCCATCTGCATCTACCCATCCACCTGTAGTTGTATACCAAATCGGCTTTCCTAAAGTGGTATCAAAATACATGCTGCCATCAGATAATGATGTTGATCGGCTCGTTGAAGGCCCCGATAAAGTATATAATACTTCCTGTGCCGTTCCCGCTGAATTGAGTACATACAATTTTTCGCCTGTTAGCAAATATAACCTTGCGTCCCCTGCGTCTGGATTTGCAGGTGCCGAACTCTGCTCAAGGAATGTTAATTGAATAATCTGCTGTGCCATTTATGCCACCTCCACCATAATTATGTCCCCGTCAATGTCGAATACGACTTCGGGGTTTGTTGTATTGCCGTTTACCAAGGGTTTCATTTTCGGCATGTTTGCCGCTATCTCTGTTTTTGTTGAAACATGATAGTTGTCGCAATGCTCGAATGCAAGGGTTTCTTTGGCTGAGGTTGTGTAAATGTCAAAGTTTGAAGCAGCTGTGACCGAAACCCATTGGTATAAGAAATCATCAGTACCTCCTCCGTCTGCAGCCCACACACCATTATTTATATACCACCAATAATAATTACAAAATACTGATTCTCCTGTATACAGTTCTTTATCTGTAACTGCCAGCCGTACTTCATTACCATCATCGATAATTGATTGATATGGATAAGTCTTTGCACCTTCCGGCGAATCAGGATAATCTTTCCACTGTTGAGGCTGTGTTCTATGATAGTGACTTGATATCTCGCCGGTTACTACCGCCTCAATCTCACTTTTTAAAATGTCTGAATTCTTCTGCGCATCTGACGGAGCATGAGCCGATTGACTGTGGTCATAGGCTGTGTCCCAATTTGTAATATCGTCGCTATCAATTCCTGCCGCATCACTCGCGATAAACACAGGATCGGTTTCCTCTCCTCCTCCAATCACAACAACCCAATCCGTACCACCATTGTTGCCTATATGAGCATGAGAGTATTGCGCTATCGTCTGACTACTGCAAGTTACCGCACCTGCTCCGACGTTATCTATTTCAAGTTCAAAATTGTACCGTCCTGTTGCAGTGTGCAATGTTATTTCAAAAGGTGTTGCAGAATTACATATGACACGATATCCATTGTCTGCATCGGTAGTTGTATATGCTTCCGTTATTGTCTTTGTCAACTTTTGCCTTATCATAAATTCACCCTCTTCTGCGGATTTCTTAAGTGTAATATCACACGGTCTATATCGTAAACATACCCTGGCTCAAAATATGAAGCGGCACCGAATTGTATCTTTTTAACGCTTTTCGCAAGCATGCTAAAAAAACTTGTATCCGTTGAAAATATTGATATATCGTCAGTAAGATTGTAGATATTAAAAGAAAAAGATTTACTGCTATAATTAATATTGCTCCATGTAAACTTAAGCCATTTATATGAAGGCATAACACCACAATCTATATTTCCCGTTTCTGCACTATAATTCAGCCATGTCTTGTTATTTACAACATATTCTCTCTTAAAAATTACATTAGTTATTCTATTATCTGATGAATCAAACATGTCAAATGAAAAGTCATCATTATCACCAGTAAAGTTAAAGAATATGTATATCTCAATTTTACTTACAAATATAGGGTCTGAAAATGTTTTTATGGCGTAGGTTTCATTGCCACCCGGATATTCCGTCTGCACAGCTCTTAAAGAATGTGACCCCGAATACGTAACATTGCTTACGCCATATCTGTCGGCATCAAACGAGTCAAAGTAATCGCTTAAATCTCCGCTTTCAAAATCTAAATCAATTGTTCCAACCTCACCGCCCTCATGCCATTTTACTGCTTTGGCCAGCATAGACGATAACGCTGTTTTATAGCGCAAATTTCGTATGAGTTCTTTACCCGTTGCTGTTTTTCTAAAAATCGCATTACCCATTACATCACCCTCCAATCCGTGCCGTTCCATATTAATTCAAGCGATTCCAGAGGGTATAAAATATTCGTCGCACTCCCGTCAATTGTACCGGACAACGTGACTATTGCAGATGAGCTATTCTTTATCTTTTTAATGCAGCCCGCACTTGCTGACGTAGACGATAACGTAAGCGTTACAGCGGATGAGCCTGTTACTTCCACAAACTCAGCCTTTGTTACATCCGTTGAGGCATTTGCAGAGACTTCCAAACGGTCATATCTGCTGTAGTCGTCGGTGTCAACAAGGACAGATTTGGCTTTTGCACCTGCAGGCCAGTCAGTATCAACATAGAGGTTAGTTGACGCAATCGCCCCCGTGCTATCGATGTAAGTATCCCCGCCGCTGCCCTTCTCCTTTGCCTTCGATACAACTTTACCCAGGTATTCTATTCCGCTTTGCGCTGTTTGCGTCGTGAAATTTTCCGATTTCCTGACTGAACATTGCAAAGTACACGAAAGATTCTGTTTGCCGTTATCCTGTAAAATAACTTCTTCAATAAGATAGTATGTATCTGTGTCTATTCCAAATGTAGGCAGGTTAACTTTAAGCTTTGTTCCTGCCACCCAGTCTAGCGTCCAACTTTTGATTGTCAGCGTCCTAGGGATAATACCGTACTTTTTCAGCGCATTTGTAGCCGCCGTTGTAGCGTCTGCCAAAAGGTCAATATTGGTATCATTTATCACTGTGCCATATACGCCTGTTCCGCCTTCTACGGCTATACGTGCGGTCTGCTCGTCTGTATCTTCTTCATAGGTCTGTACGACATATCCATCATCACCAATGCCGCCACGCACGAATATTTTGTTAGCGTAGCCATCAAGTGACTTTTCGTAGCCTTCTATTTCATAGTCCGTGAATGCGCCACCCTCAACTATATCATGCGCCGCTGCTACCTCTGCGTCATCCGCCACAAAGTACAATGCCTTTGAATCGTTAATATACCACTTATACCCGCTTGCCGCCGCCATATCGTTGAGTATTTCAGCGCACGATTTACACACTGCGTCATATTCGCCATTGTCGCCAACCGGGTCGGCACCTGTTGAGATAGTACCCGCTGTGATGCCTTCGCCGTCTAAAACATTTTCAACTATATCTGTTACAACATATCCTGCTGATTTTTGGTCATATGGGTTGGTAATAGTCCTGCGTGATGGTATCGTATTGTAGCCGTTTGAGGTGATGTTCAGCTGTATCGTTTTGCCTGCGCCGTAACCTGCTTCAAGCTTCTCGTGCTGGATGCTTTGGATGATGCCGCCGAATATGACCGTTTCGCCGTCCAGAACCTGTATATCTTGTCCCACGTCCGGCAGGTAGGCGGAGGTTGTTTTGATGGAGAATGAGCAATCGTTGTTATGTCCTGCTTTACGTGAGACAGACAGGGAGCCCGCTAATAACAGGCTCGTTTTGTCTGCTGTCGCTATTTTAATTGTGTATGCCATGGTATCACCGCCTTAAAATGCATATCCTGCCGCTCTCAGTTTTTTTACTATCGCATTGGCTATTGTCTCAGCATCAGCCTTTGAACCTGTTGCGTTGATGACAAACTGCTTCT